CTTGTTCTAACGAACAGTTGCCGTCTTATGAAGAGATGTATGAAGAGTTCATGGAACTAGGTATTGATGAGATATATTGTACCTCTGTTAACGATGCGTTTGCTATGTTCCAATGGGCAAAGCAACTGGGTATTCAAAACGTCAAGATGTTACCAGACGGTAACGGAGAGTTTGCGGAAGGACTTGGTTATCTTGTAAAGAAGAACAACCTTGGTTTCGGTAAACGCTCGTGGAGATATGCATTGATCGTAGAAGATCTAAGCATTGAACGATGGTTTGAGGAAGAGGGTATCAGTGAGAACTGTCCGTCTGATCCATACCTGACCTCAAGACCCGAAGTGGTATTGGATGCCCTTCGAGGCAACTAACTAAAGCACCCCCGAAAGGGGGTTCTTTCTTTCTGGATATATTATGAATACTTATTTAAAGAGCAAGTTGCATGGAGCAACTGTCACCAATGCAGAACTACACTATGATGGTTCTGTCGCAATAGATGAAATCCTTCTGAACCTTGCAGACATTGCAGAGTTTGAACAGATCGATGTATACAATGTAACCAATGGTCAACGTTGGACAACATATGCTTTAAAGGCAGAACCTAACTCTGGTATCATTTCTGTGAATGGTGCAGGGGCACGTCTATGTCAAGTAGGAGATATAGTGATCATATGTTGCTATAGCACAGACCACCTACAACCCACACCTAAACTGGTCTATCTTAAAGGAGACATTAATCTTATTGACAAAGTTTCGAAAAGCATTGACACACAGATGTCGGATGTGGTATAATACCTTATATTAAATATGGAGTACTAAATGAGTAATGAATTCCTCTGGGTCGAGAAGTACAGACCCCAACGTGTAGCAGACACTATTCTGCCATCCGAACTAAAGAACACATTCCAGAAGATCGTAGATGGTGGAGAGATCCCCAATATGTTATTCTCTGGTACCGCAGGTACAGGCAAGACTACTGTCGCACGAGCAATCTGTGAAGAGTTAGGTCTTGACTATATCGTCATCAACGGATCCGAAGAAGGTAACATTGATACCCTTCGTGGTAAGATCAAGCAGTTTGCTTCGTCCGTGTCCCTCTCTGGTGGTTACAAGGTTGTAATCCTAGATGAGGCAGACTACCTTAACCCCCAGTCAACCCAACCTGCTCTTCGTGGATTCATCGAAGAGTTTAGTAACAACTGTCGATTTATCCTTACTTGTAACTTCAAGAACCGAGTGATCGAACCACTTCACTCTCGTTGTTCTAATTACGAGTTTAACTTCTCTAAGACTGTCTTATCGCAATTGTGCGGTGACTTCATGGGTCGTATGCAGACCATCCTCACTGGAGAGGGTGTATCATTCAATCCCCAGACACTAGCAAGTCTGATTATGAAACACGCTCCTGATTGGAGACGTGTCCTTAATGAATGTCAACGTTACTCTATCTCAGGTCAATTGGAAACTACAGTTATCATAACTGACGCTAATGAGAACTACAGTTTACTCTTCAAAGCATTGAAGGGCAAGGACTTTAAGAAGATGCGGAGTTGGGTTGTTAATAATATGGACGTGGAACCTGCTTCCGTGTTCCGTGGTATCTATGATGCCATGAATGAGTTTGTACAACCACAGAGTATCCCTCAGTTGGTTCTCATTCTCGCAGACTATCAGTACAAGAACTCGTTCGTGGCAGATCACGAACTTAACTTAGTTGCTTGTATGACTGAGATCATGGCAAACGTAGAGGTAATATAATGTATCAAGATGACGTAGAATTATTTATGAAACAAGGGTTGCAGGACTACCCAGTAGTATCGTGTTTAGATGTCCCTACAATAACAAGTGATGTTGACCCACAGATCAATCTGTACATGGACTTGATCACCGAAGAGTACGAAGAGTTGAAAGAAGCATATGAGCAACAAGATGTTGTTGAAGTTGCAGACGCACTGGCAGACATGGTGTGGGTGATCATGGGAATGGCATCCTCTTTGGGTATGGACTTCAATGACATCTGGGAAGAAGTCAAGCGTTCCAATATGTCTAAGTTCACTAACAACATTATCATCCGTGATGGTAAGACTGGTAAGATCCTCAAACCATCTACCTTCAGTGAACCTGATCTGGCACCTATCCTTGGTCTCTAAGATATCACACTCGCCTGTACAACAGGACGAGATAACCAAGTCACTATCCGAGGCATTCGAATATGCCTTTGATGGTGTCTCTGAGTTTACCGTTCCTGATATGCCTAACATATGTGGATCCTTTAACATAGGACTCATAGTCGGGCCATCTGGATCGGGCAAGTCTACATTGCTCAAGAGGTTTGGTGAAGAGAAGTTCCCAGAGTGGGAGGCAGATAAATGCATTGCCTCTCATTTTGATAACGAGGATGATGCAACTACATTGATGGGTGCGGTTGGTCTCAACTCAGTTCCTACATGGTTTAGACCTTATCATGTATTGTCTGTTGGTGAGCAATACCGTGCTAACCTTTCGCGTAGACTAGTGAATGATGCGGTGATCGATGAGTTCACTTCGGTGGTCAATAGATCGGTTGCTAAGTCATGTGCCAATTCGGTTGCCAAACATATTCGTAGAGAAGGTATTAAGAACGTGGTCTTCTCTTCTTGTCACTATGACATCGAAGAATGGTTACAACCCGATTGGGTATTCGATACTGCGACAGGTGAGATCACCTATAGGGGGTCACTTCATCGACCAATTAGGAGACCCGAAATCAAGTTGGACATTGTTCCATGTAGGGTCGAAGCGTGGACAGCGTTCAAAGACCATCACTATCTAACACAAGATATAAATAGTTCTGCCAAACATTGGTTATGTTGGTGGGGAGATACAGTAGTAGGGTTTGCGAGTGCTATACCATTTCCCAGTGGAACAGTTAAGAACGCATTCCGAGGACACAGGACAGTAGTTCTACCTGACTACCAAGGATTGGGTATAGGTGTTAGACTCAGTGATGCTATCGCAGAGTTACACCACGAAGAAGGTAAGAGATACTTTAGCAAGACTGCCCACCCTCGTATGGGAAAGTACAGGAATGAGTCTAGTCTTTGGAAACCGACTAGTAAGAATATGAGTGAGAGGGCAGACATACCCTCTGACAACCTTGAAGACAGAAAGTGGATAGCACGAAAGTGCTTCTCCTACTCACATGAGTATATTGGTAATGAATAAGTGGAATGAAGCACATATGCGCACCGCAGAGAACTATGCGACACTCTCTTCGGCAGAGCGACTAAAGGTGGGATGTGTTATCGTAAAGGATAACCGTATCATCTCAATAGGATACAATGGTATGCCTAGTGGGTGGGACAACACCTGCGAACATGAAGTGAAGACCGGAAACACAGGTTATGGTAGAAAACTAGTCACTAAGGACGAAGTTCTACACGCAGAAGCAAATGCGATAACAAAGGTTGCTATGTCCTCCGAATCATGTTATAATGGAGACATATACACAACTACTGCGCCTTGCTTAGAATGCGCCAAGTTGATATATCAAAGCGGTATTAGTAATGTATTCTATCGTACTCCGCACTTGCGCAGTGAAGATGGTATTAAGTTCCTTGACAAATGTGATATAAATGTAATACAATTATGACTACTAAGAATATGAACGGCAGTATTGATATGGGGCGAGAGGATAATATCCTATACTTCCCTAATAACATTGATGTTCGTATGTGCCCAAAGAATGGAATGTCTACTCTCAAAGAAGCCTATCGAAGGGTCAAGTATCTTCCGGCAGACGAGAAACTTGCTTCTAGGATAGAAAATGTATCTAAGAAATCTGATATGTTCGACATCCCTTTCCGCAAGGGTTCTTATCGTATTGCAGTAAGGCGTGATCCGATTGATAGGTTCAAGTCTGCGTGTGAGTTTATCATGGACTCACGAGCATACTATATCAAGGAAGGTAAGTTTCTTCCTGATATTGCTTTAGAGTTAGATCAAGTGATTGATGATCTAGAACAAGGTAAGTATAGAGACAATCACTTCTATACTCAGACCTACTATATGGGATTACCTCAAGAATATGATATGGTCTATCATATTGACGAGATGCCCAAGTTACTTGCATTCCTACAAGATGCAACTGAGACTGATGACAAAGAGATAATACATATACATGAGAACAAGACCAAATTGAAGTTATACAACGGTGCGATTGACTCCGAACATATGACTAAACTTCGTAATTTTTATTTAAAGGACTACATCAATGGTTGGTGCAAACAAGACTACTTTATCCCCTTTTGACTTTCTCAAGAGTATCAATGATACTAAGAAGAATATCATGGAGTTACCCGAACACGAAAAGATGTATGTACCATTTGTTACAAACAGAAGTCTCTCATACTTCCCAGACACAGTATTACTGGCAAATGAGATGAACCGATACCACCATATCGACAGTAAGTTACAATATCAGTTTCTTATAAATATAGTTAGGAAGCGCAAACGCTTCTCTAAATGGGTGAAACCTGAAATAGAGAATGATATTGAATCGGTGAAAGAATACTATGGATATAGTAATGACAAAGCACGTCAAGTACTCAGTCTTCTTTCTTCCGAACAACTAACTATAATAAGAGATAAGGTGAGCAAAGGTGGAAGAAAATAATTTAGTAGAATGGAACTCTGGACTCATGTTAGAGATTACTCTAGCAGAACCCGATGACTTCTTAAAGGTCAAAGAGACACTAACAAGGATTGGTATCGCATCTAGACGTGATAACAAACTCTTTCAATCGTGTCATATCCTACACAAGCAAGGTCGGTACTTCATCGTACACTTCAAGGAATTGTTTATGTTGGATGGAAAGAAGTCTAATCTAGAGGTAGGTGACGTGCAACGTAGAAATACGATTGCTACCTTACTACAGGACTGGGGTCTAGTTGAGATACAGAATGGTGAGACTGCCAAAGATTGCGCACCTATGCGTACCATTAAGATAATAGGTTTCAAAGAGAAAGATCAGTGGGAGTTATGTCCCAAGTATAATATTGGCAACAAGTGAGACGTTTATGTACGATATATTTAAAGATAGAGAAGACGATCTAGCAGATAAGCAATTCTTCTTTGGGAAACTTCCTTTCGAAGTAAGTGATGTGTATGACTGGAACAAACATATGGAGTTGCTTAATACGCATCCCGATAAGTTGATTGATTCCAATACCAACAAGTTCAGGATAGGGTTGAATTGCTTTCACGAGAGACCCTCTGCTCCTGACTTCGCACGTCATATCGAAAGCGAGATGCAAGAAGTATTCTCTATGCACAACGATAACGGTGGATCCATTACCAACATTGCCTTTACTGGCATAGGTAAGAACTCTGACTCATACCCTTGGCACAACGATACAATGGACGTATTTTTAGTTCAGGTTTTGGCAAGCGTGGAGATGAGAGTAGAAGGGCACAACGATGACAAACCGTTCTGGTTCAATCCCGGAGACTATGTGTGGTTACCTCGTGGTACACACCACCAGATAATACCGCACGACAGTAGAGTCTCGTTTAGTTTTGGCGTTGAAGGTTCACCTGACCCTGCGACTTACTTCTAACACACAACTATATGTACTAACTAGTTATAAGAGTTAGGTGCCATTCCGGTATTACATTTAGTTATAGGCGGTATCAGTTACATACCAAAGACGTTATGCGGTATAAATAATGACGTAAGCAGAATGGTCTGCTTACTAATTGAGAGAACAAAAGCATGAACAGCAAGATTGATCGCAGAGTCGAGAGATTCAGCACACCTATAGTAACAGTTATATTTTTCTACACAATGGTATTGGCACTGATACCTCTAGTATAAGTAGTATTGAACAGAGGGGCAGTCTATGTCCCTCAAACCTTTAAGGAATTTGTAATGAACCTCATATACCAGTACTGGGATGGCCCAGTTAGAGAATCCTGCCAAGCAGGTGTTAATGCTATGAAGAAGTATGCCAAGTCTATTGGTGCTGAGTACCTCTTCGAAGAGAATCCTAATTGGTTGCGTTCTACTTTCAATTACGACTTCGGTAACTACTCCCCTCACTACGGTGCGTTCAAACCAGTTTATGACAAGTCCTTCGACAAGTATGATAAGATCATGTTTGTGGATACGGATGTATTTCCTGTGGATGGTCTAAAAGAAAACATCTTTGATGAGTTCACTGGTGAGATTGGTATCTGTACAGAACCCGAACAGTCTCGTATCCGTACCATTACTCGTGGGCGTATCACACATGATACGGACGAACGATGGGGCGATATGCTGAAGAATATGTTCAACACACAAGTACCTCGTGATCGCTATGGTATTATCGCATACAACACTGGAGTTGTCTTGTATTCAAAAGAAGGACGAGTCAAGGCACGAGAGAAGTTTCAAGACTTCAATGAGTATGTACAGTTAGTAAGACGTATAGGATTGGATAGTTTCTATACTTGTGACCAACCTTACCTTCATGCCCAGATGTTTATCCATGATATGGATGTACAGAATATGGACAATGGATGGAATTCTTATGTACACTATGCTAAGATCAAGGGCAACCCTGAACTAGACTTGTGTGACTGGAGAACCAAAGATACTAAGATGGTACACGTCCAGTTGATGGGTGCTGATAGTAAAGATACAGCATGGCATTGGAACATAGTCAATATGCCTCAGAATATGTGGAACCTAGATTAGTGATAGCATACCAGATTGTAATCAAGGGCAATGAAATCTCCGAAGCATATGCCAAGATCTCCCTAGAGTCTTTCCAACCTCTTGTAGACGCAGGTGTTATTTCTGAAATAAGAACCTTCGACGCGATAACCCCTGAGTCTGATAACTACCAAGAAAACTTGGATAGGTACACTTGGGCGAAGTCACTTATGAGAGCAGATGTTCTGAGTGAAAACACCAAGGAGATGCATTCTCCCACGGAGATGGCAGGGATGTGTTCTCATTGGGAACTTATGCGTATGGCAAGCGAAGTAGACGAAGACTTCATTGTACTAGAACATGACTCATACTTCAATGGAGATGTAGGACAGTTTAGACAACTATGCGAGATGGATGTTCTCTATCGCAACATAGGATTGTTCATGGGGTGTTATAGTCTAGAGAGTAAAACCGCAGGGTGGATGTATAACGCATTGACTAATGCTGAGTTTCCTATTAACTGTGGCCCGTACTGTACTCTTCAGAGATTGTTTGCCACATACACTACAGATGTTCTGAAGAAACAAGACTTTCGAGGACGTGCTACTACTGTCATCCATCCTTGGGCGAGTTGTACCACTCTATACTTTGGTCGTAACGTACAGAGACCATTCAATAAACCAGATAAGAACGAAGACACTAACGAGTGGAGACTACCAAGCACTCAGGTGGTGTCTAAGTCTATGAAGGTTACCCAAGACCATCATGGTTACAAAGAAGGATATATAGAAGAACCTTGGACTAAGAACAAGAATCTCTTAGTTATTGAATAAAGTACTTGCTTTATCAGATTACCTATGGTATAATGGTACCCTATTGAGCAATAGAGTTATATTATGAAGTACAAAGATCTAAAGACTCCTCTGAGATATCCCGGTGGTAAGACTCGCGCAGTCAAGTTTCTATATGACGCGCCACAGATGCCTACTCGCAAGATCAAAGAATACCGTGAACCATTCCTTGGGGGTGGTTCTCCTGCTATCGCATTCTCCAAAGCAAACCCAGACACACCAGTGTGGGTCAACGACAAGTACTACAACCTGTACTGCTTCTGGACTACCCTACAGAAAGAAGGTCAAAGACTCGCAGACAAGTTAACTGATGTTAAGAACGAGTTGATGGATGCCGAAGATCCCCTTCAGTCTCACCTTGGTTACTATAAGGTTATGCGTGAAGGTCTTGCTACAGCGACAGATCCATTTGAGATCGCGTGGATGTTCTATATTATGAATCGTTGTTCGTTCTCTGGTCTAGGTGAGTCTACTGGTTCGTTCAGTAAACTTGCGTGTTTCGATAAGTTCAAGCACAGTATAATCAGTAAACTACCAATGTATGCCGCTATAATGAAGAATTGGAAGATCACCAACCTAGACTATGCTGAAGTACTGGAGGGTGCCGACCAAGATACATTCATCTTCGCAGATCCTCCATACGATATCAAGTCATTTATCTATGGCAATGGTGGAGATATGCACGACTCGTTCTGCCACAAGAGATTCCACGATGACATGACCGCATCTAGTGGAATGACTATGATTACCTACAACAGTAATGATCAACTCAAACAGGCATACAGTGAGTGGGATCAAATGGAATGGGACTTGACCTATACTATGAACTCGACTCCTAAGTATGGTAAAGAACAAGCAATGCGTAAAGAACTACTACTCCGCAACTACTCCTATCCCAACACCAATACCTTGGACGGATTCTTTAGTTGACAGGTGGTGTCGAATCTGTTATAATACCTACATATAATATCAAATACCGAGTGAATATATGACCGAGTTTTATACGTCCGTGAATCGCGCAGGTAACTCTATCCTGTACCGTGGATACAAAGACGGCAAGTCCGTCAAGGTAAAAGTACCTTTCAAACCCACAATGTATGTTACCTCCCAGACCGCACCTAAGTCTGGGTGGACTGCGTTGGATGGCACACCTGTAGAACCAGTGACCTTCGACACTATGAAGGAAGCAACCGAGTTCAACAAGATGTACGATAATGTTGCCAACTTCAAGGTCTATGGTAATGCCAACTATCAAGCACAGTTCATTGCCGAGGTCTTTCCTAACAAAGTTCCCTATGATGTTTCCCTAATCAAGACTTGTACCATCGATATCGAGGTGGCATCCGATGAAGGATTCCCCGAACCTCGCGAAGCAAAGTATCCTGTCATCTCTATTGCTATGTCAACCAACGATGGTGACTACTTTGTATGGGGTCTCAACGACTATACTGTTACTCGCGATGATGTTGTTTTCATTAAATGTTCTTCCGAAGAAGATCTACTGATGAAGTGGATCGATCACTGGCAACACCATTATCCCGATGTCATCACTGGTTGGAACAGCATGGGATTCGATATACCTTATATGGTCAATCGTATACGATCCAAGTTCGGTGAGACTACGGTCAAACGTCTGTCTCCGTGGGGTATGATTAGCGAACGCAACCATACTAACTTCGGTCAACCGACCCAGACTTATATCCTTGGCGGTATCGAGCATCTTGATTACATGGAGATCTACAAGAAGTTCACCTACAAGTTACAGGAGTCTTACCGTCTTGACCACATCGCCTTTGTGGAACTTGGCGAGAACAAACTCTCCTATGAAGAGCATGGCAACCTCCATACTCTATACAAGGAAGACTACCAGAAGTTCATCGACTACAACATCAAAGATGTGGAGTTGGTCGAGAACCTCGACAAGAAGTTAGATCTGATCTCCCTAGTGTTGACTATGGCATATCGTGGCGGTTGTAACTACAGCGAGACGTTAGGTACCGTGGCAATCTGGGACTCGATCATCTTCCGTCTGCTGAACAAGCAGAAGGTTGCCGTACCCCCGAAGGTAGAGAAACCCAAGACCTCATTTCCCGGTGGTTATGTTAAAGAACCACAGGTTGGATCTCACGACTGGGTAACATCCTTTGACTTGAACTCTCTGTATCCTATGATCATTGTCCAGAACAATATGTCACCCGAAACTGTGATCGATGGTATCGAGTATGGCGTGTCCGTGGATAGTTTCCTTGATGGAGACAGCATGGTTAATCAGGGTGGTTACTCTTTGGCACCGACTGGTGTTAGGTTCTCCCATAATAAGGTTGGTGTGATTCCTACTATCATTAGTGAGTACTATGCCGAGCGTAGATTGATCAAGCAAGAGATGCTCAAGACCGAGCAGTTACACCAAGACAATCCTAGCAAGGAACTTGAGTACAAGATCACATCCCTCAACAACCAACAGATGGCAATCAAGATTCTTATGAACTCCCTCTATGGTGCGTTGGGTAACCGATGGTTCCGTTACTTTGATCAACGTGTTGCCGAATCTATTACACTCGCAGGTCAGTTGGCAATCAAGTGGGCAGAACGTGCCGTCAACAATGAGATGCAGAAACTTCTCAAGACAGACGAGGACTATGTTGTCGCGATTGATACTGACTCCGTGTATATCCGTATGGGCGCATTGGTTGATCAGTTCTCCCCCAAGGATCCAGTCAAGTTCCTAGACAAGATCTGCTCCGAACACTTCGAGAAGATCCTCGTGTCTGCCTACTCTGATATGGCAGAGGTGACTGGTGCTTACGTCAACCGTATGGAGATGGGTCGAGAGGTTATTGCCTCGCGTGGTATCTGGACTGCGAAGAAACGTTACATCCTATCCGTCCACAATAACGAGGGTGTCCAGTACAGCGAACCCAAACTCAAGATGATGGGTATCGAAGCAATCAAGTCTTCGACTCCTATGGTCTGCCGCGACAACTTCAAGGATATCTTCAAGTTGATCATCGAAGGATCCGAACTCGACATCCAGAACTTTATCAAGGACTTCAGGTCTAGGTTCCGACAGTTGCCGCCCGAAGACGTATCGTTCCCTCGTGGCATCAATGATATCAAGAAGTGGTATGACCGCAAGACTGTGTTCAAGAAGTCTACCCCGATCCATTGTCGAGGTGCGTTGTTCTTCAACAAGGCAATCAAAGACGCAGGTTTAAAGAAGTACGAACCTATCAAGAATGGCGAGAAGATCAAGTTCGTGTACATGAAGATGCCCAATCCGATGAAGTCTAACGTGTTCGCATTTCCTATGCGACTGCCGCCTGAGTTAGGTATGCACAAGTATGTTGACTATGACTTTATGTTCGACAAGACATTCCTTGATCCATTGACCCCTATCCTAGATGCCGTTGGATGGGATGCCGAACCGCAAGCATCACTAGAGGACTTCTTCGGATGAAAAAGAATACAGTTAGGCAAGGTGAAGTATCTGAACAGATATTTGCTACTAAGTGTTTTGTGGAACATTCGTATATGGTGAGTCAACCAAACGGAACCGCAGACTATGACTTAGTTGTAGATGTTAATGATAGACTACTCAAAATCCAAGTTAAGTCATCTATCAAAGGTGACGGTAATTTCAATATATGTAAGGGAACTAATGCGGTCAAGTCCGGCAAACAGGGTAAGTATCCCTATCCGACAGAATCAGTAGACTTCTTTGCTGTGCATAATATCCCACAGGATGATTGGTATATTATACCAAGAGAGGTAACTGGTGATGCAATGAATATTCGCATTGCATTGAAGAGGGAAGGTAAGTATACTTGTTATAAAAATAACTGGGACTTCTTCGGGTGATTTCTTCTCTTGACAAGGGCATACTTAGTGTGTTATAATAGTACCTATGATTAAATACGAACTAACAATATTTCAGTCTCAGTTTGACAACAAGACTCATCGCAAGGTTGCTGTACAATCTTGGGGTGAGTTCGTTGGTCTGCTAGAAGGACTGTCTAAGAATAAAGGTGAGAAAGGTGGTAGAAATTCTAGTCCTCTTATTACTCCTGCTATGTTTGAGTCTGGTACCACGCGTAGTAATGCTAATACTTTACGTTGGGGTGGTTGGTGCGCTGTTGACGTGGATGACCATGATTTTTCTTCTGATATCGAGGTACTAAAGAATGAACTCATTGATAGATTTCGCGATATTGACTTCGTGTGTTACAGTACTGCTTCTTCTAGGGATACACACCTTAAATTTCGTCTGGTCTTCCGACTTGATGAAACTATTGAAACTGATAGAATCAAACCCTTCTGGTTCGCATTTAATACTGCCATTGGCGAACTTGGTGATCCACAGACAAAAGATCTTGCTCGAATGTACTACATACCTGCGATATACCCTAATGCTAATAATTTCTTCTTTAGTCATTTGGGGGGTAATCCAGTTAATGTATCTGAAGTAATTGCTAAGTATCCCTATGTAGAGAAGACTGGCAACTCATTCTTTGATCGGATGCCACCAGAGATGCAGAAGCAGGTAATAGAGCATCGTAAGAATGGACTAAATAATACTGACTTCAATTGGAACTCATACAGAGATTGCCCATTCTGGCCAAAGCGACTGGGTATTGAGTACCAAACGATTAGCGGTGAGGGATGGTACTATAAGATGTACCAGATCATGGTCGCGGTTGCAGGTAGTGCGGTGTCTCGCGGATACCCTATCTCTGCTACACAGATTGCTGATCTCTGTAAAGAGTTTGACAATGAAACAGGTAAGTGGTACGAGAATCGTCCTCTCGCAAGAGAAGCAGATCGTGCCCTAGAATACGTCTACAGGAACGGATAATGAAAATACTAGTAACAGGTGCGGCAGGATTTATTGGATCACAGTTGACCGCACGTCTTCGTGATCAAGGTTATACAGTCAAAGGATTAGACAACTACAACAACCATCTATACGAACCAGACCTCAAAGTCAAACGTGTTGATCACTTCGATATCGATGTGGTGCCATGTGACTTGAGGATGATTCCCGGTTCGGGGATTGCTCTGGATAAGTTGTTGATAGACTTTGCGCCTACTCATATCATTCACCTTGGGGCACACGCAGGTGTTCGTGACTCGTTCGGTAAAGAGAAGCAGTACCATGCGAACAACATTGATGCTACCCAGAACCTCATTGATATCTGTAAGGAACATCTGCCAGACGTGCGTATCATCTATGCGTCAACCTCATGTGTCTACGCAGGTAGTGAACTACCGTGGACAGAGGGCAAGGAGTCTGGTAAGCAGTTGAACCCATACGGTTGGACTAAGTGGGCAAACGAATGTCAGATGCAGGGATCAGGACTCAACACAACTGGTCTAAGATTCTTCACTGTATATGGCCCTTGGGGCAGACCCGACATGGCATTGTTTGACTTCACAAAGAATATACTTGCAGGTAACGAGATAACAGTGTATAATTATGGTAATATGAAGCGCGACTTTACCTACATTGATGATATCCTTGGTGGTATTGAATGTATTCTATTTGCTGATTTACCGGCAGGTGAGATCTTTAACATTGGACGAGGACAACAAGTTGACCTTATGGACTTCGTTAGAGAGATCGAGAAGAACACTGGATGCGAAGCAAAGATCAACTATGCTCCACAGCATCCGGCAGATACGTTAGAGACTTGGAGTAACTCCAGTAAACTAATGGCACTAGGTTACACCCCCACGACTAGCATTGCGGAAGGTGTAGCAAACTTTTATGAATGGTATAAAGAGTATATGAACTAATGGCAGATGATTTTGATAAGTACGCACCTGTTAAACCAGATGTGAATGAAGCACCACCAACATCGATCAGCAAGACTAACAAACTCAAAGTGGGTATTGTTGGTCATGGTTTCGTTGGTAAGGCAGTAGAGTACGCATTCTACCATGACTTGATAGAGTTCGTTATTGTAGATCCAAACTATGGCACGACTATTGATGACTTGGTTAAGGCACAACCTACCATCTCATTCATCACCGCACCAACACCACAGAACTCCGACACTGGATTCGTGGATGCGTCTATCGTAGAAGATGCGGTACTGAAGTTGATGAACCATACTGACTCACTTGTTATTGTGAAATCAACAGTAACACCTGATATCATTGATCGGTTGTACAACTCTATACCCGAAGGATCCTTTGATAGGTTCGCATACAATCCTGAGTTCCTGACTGAGAAGTCTGCCAACGAAGACTTTGTTAATGCCGAACATCATGTGGTTGGTGGAACACCTGCCGCGTGTAAGGATGTCATGGATTTCTATGAGTTCTTCAGTGGATGTAAGTCTACGAAGTTCTACCAGATGTCAGGGCCAGAGGCATCGTTCGTGAAGTATGCGTCAAATGCGTATCTCGCAACCAAGTTGACATTCTTCAATCAGTTGAAGGATCTGGTCAGTTCATTTGATTGTAGTTACAATGTGGTGTCTCGCGCATTAGGTGCGGATGATCGTATTGGTATCAAGCACACCAGAGTTCCGGGCCCGGATAAGAAGAAGGGGTTTGGCGGTGCGTGTCTACCCAAAGACACAATGGCATTATATAAGTTTAGTCAAGCAAGGGGAGCAGAGTTCACTCTCTTGAATAATGTCTTGACAATCAACAACAAATACCGTATAATGTATGAATTAGATGATAGAGAATTAGTAAATAATATAACGTTCGGAGAGAATGATAATGAGTATAATGGACAAAATGAAGAAGAACAGCAAGATCAAGACAACGGAAGTACTGTCGAAGTCGGTGTTCTATAACGAGAAGGATCATGTAAAGACTGATACCCACATGGTAAATGTGGCACTCAGTGGATCTATGGACGGAGGTATTACTCCGGGAATGACGGTTCTGGCAGGGCCATCTAAACACTTTAAAACATCATTCGCATTGCTTATGGCAGGTGCGTACCTAAAGGAGTACAAAGATGCGATTGTTCTATTCTACGATAGTGAGTTCGGTTCACCCCAGTCTTATTTCGAGCAGTTTGGAATTGACCCTGATAGGGTTCTTCACACTCCTATTGCTAATATAGAAGAGTTGAAGTTTGACCTTGTGTCTCAGTTAGAGAACATCGAACGTAAAGACAACGTGATCATTGTAATCGATTCTATCGGTAACCTTGCGTCCAAGAAAGAACTAGATGATACTCTCGCAGAGAAGGGTGTGGCAGATATGTCTCGTGCCAAGTCTCTCAAGAGTCTGTTCCGTATGACTACACCATACTTGACCATGAAGAACATTCCTCTTCTTGCGGTCAACCACACCTACAAAGAGATCGGTCTGTTTCCAAAGGACATCGTGGGTGGTGGTACTGGTATTACATACAGTGCGGATAACATTTGGATCCTTGGTCGTAGACAGACTAAGACTGGTACCGAGGTTACAGGTTATGACTTCATTATCAACGTAGAGAAGTCTCGCTATGTTAAAGAGAAGTCTAAGATTCCGATCTCTGTATCTTGGGATGGTGGTGTTGAGAAGAACTCTGGACTACTAGAAGTCGCACTGGCAGGTGGATATGTTATCAAACCAAGTAATGGTTGGTACTCTCGATGTCATGGCACCGAAGCAGAACAACAGAAGTTTCGTACCAAGCAAACACTGACAGATGAGTTCTGGGCACCTATCTTCGAAGAGAGCGACTTCAAAGAATTTGTTCGAAAACAATACCAAATAGGGTTGCCAACTCAGTTAGATTGTGATATAATAGTGGAAAGTAACGATGATTAATATAGACAAGGTATCAGAAGATATACATTATGAATTGATACCAGTTGAGTATGTTGATAACGATGCCGCGTGGGATGTAAGAATCCTGCGTGGCGAGTTCACCGAGACTGTGATACGGTTTGGAACTATCTCGTTTGATGGTGAGAGTGAGAACTTGAGGTTTGACTTCAGGGTTGTTGAATCACCGATTGATGCCACATCCGAGGTTGTAGAGTTACAGGAGTTCGCGGCAGACATACTGGAAGATATAATTGAGAATGGTATTCGTGATGGCAAGGTAGTCACACGAGACAGAGATAATGGAGAACAAATTGCAAGAGATACATCTGGAACAAACGATACTGAGGAACTTACTGACTAATGATGAGTACGCGAGGAAGGTTGCCGCTTTCCTCGATACTGATTACTTTGAAGGTGTCTACAAAGGACTCTTCTCTGAGTTCACTAAGTTCATTGCTAAGTACAACAAACTTCCTACTATGGAAGCATTCAAGATTGAGGTCGATGAAGGTGATCGACTCAACGATGAACAATACCGCCATGCCATTGAGATCCTTCCTAACATCTTTGAGAAGAAGGAAGAGAATCTTGAGTGGTTGCTCGAACGTACCGAGAAGTGGTGTCAAGACCGTGCGGTCTATAACTCTATCATGGAATCTATTCAGATCATTGATGGTAAGCACCAGACTCTATCCAAGAATGCCATACCTGAGATCCTAAGTAAAGCACTGGGTGTTACCTTTGATACTAACATTGGTCACGACTACCTAGAGAACATTGACGAACGATGGGATTACTACACACGAGACGAAGAACACATACCGTTCGATCTGGATATGTTCAATCAGATCACCAAGGGTGGTTTGGTCAAGAAGTCTCTGAACATCGCACTGGCAGGTACAGGTGTTGGTAAGTCTCTGTTCATGTGTCACTGTGCCGCAGGTAACCTATCTATGGGTAAGAACGTACTCTATATCACTATGGAGATGTCCGAAGAGAAGGTCGCAGAACGTATTGATGCTAACTTACTTAATGTGGCAATCGATCAGTTAGAGAATCTATCCAAGAATGTGTTTACCTCTAAGGTTCAGGCAGTTGCCAAGAAGACCCAAGGTAAGTTGATCATTAAAGAATACCCGACTGGTCAGGCAAACGCGTCTCACTTCCGTGCGCTATTGAATGAGATGAAGTTGAAGAAGAACTTTATACCAGACGTGATATATATTGATTACCTGAACATATGTTCGTCTGCAAGGATGAAAGCAATGGGTGGTGCTATCAACTCTTATACATACATTAAGAGTATTGCCGAAGAGATCCGTGGTCTGGCAGTAGAGTTTAACCTACCGATCATGTCTGCGACCCAGACTACTCGTGGTGGTTATGGTAATGATGATGTTGGTCTAGAAGATACGTCCGAGTCGTTTGGTCTACCTGCTACGGCAGATCTAATGTTCGCATTGATATCTAATGAAGAACTGGCAAACAACAACCAGATCCTTATTAAGCAGTTGAAGAATCGTTATAATGATGCGACTGGTGTCAACCAAAGGTTTGTCGTTGGTGTTGATCGTAACAAGATGCGTCTATATGATGTTGACCAGAACGACAACCCTATGAACAGAGAAGAGGATACTGGCCCAGTGTTCGACAACAGTAATTCAGGACAACGTATGAACGCAGAGAATAGGTTCGGAGAGTTTAAGATATGAGTCCAGAATGGCAAACTGTCTTCACCCTTGCAATGATGGGTGGCACATGGTGGTGGGGACACTACTACGGCAGAATTTCAGGGATTAGAGATACGTTGTTATTCCTTGAAGAGCATGGTGACCTAACAATTACAGAAGAAATTATTGAAGTAGAGGACGAAGAAGATGAGTGAAGTAAATCTAGTAGCACTGAGTAAACCCAATGTGGGCGCAAGTGGTTGTTGGGACGCAAACGAATTGATTGCGTATACAGCACGAGTAAGCAACCCTGCCAATCAGAACAATCCTGATACAGCACCTAAGTTGTTACGTTACCTAATCAAACATGGGCATTGGTCACCGTTTGAGATGGTTCATATGACTCTTGAAATCAAAACAACTCGTGACATTAGCAGACAGATCCTACGTCACCGTTCGTTTTCATATCAAGAGTTCAGTCAACGATATGCCGAGTCCGAAGACTTTGTATCAAGGGAAGCACGAATGCAAGACGCGAAGAATCGCCAAGCATCTATTGAGACCGATGATCCTACTTTAGCAGAGAACTGGTCTATTGCCCAAGCACGAGTTATCCGTACTGCCAAAGAGGTATATAACTGGGCACTAGATAATGGTATTGCAAAGGAACAGGCAAGAGCAGTATTACCCGAAGGAAACACAGAGACAACATTATACATGGCAGGGTCACTCCGATCATGGATACATTATTGTCAGTTGCGTATGGGTATAGAAACGCAGAAGGAACACCGCGAGGTGGCATTACAAGCATGGGAACATATTAAGATACACTTCCCAGACATTGCGGAGGCGTGTGATGAAGCACATAACTAAAGTTGTCTTAGACGATGAAGGTAATCAATGCATAGAATTCTCAGATGAATTGATGTTAGTGCTTGACTTACAGGTGGGTAATGTGTTACAATGGGACTTGTCTGAAGATAATCAATGGACATTAACTAAAATTAAGGAAACCGAAGAAAATGAGTGAACTGAAGAAAGGTGATATCGTCACCGTAATGACAAGCGTAGGTGAGTATATTGCGCGATTAGAACGTATTGAAGCAGGATCAGTCAATGTGTCAGACCCACGATTAATCGTGCGTGGCGAAGAGGGTAAGATTGGTTTTGGTCGAGGTGTGTGTATGTCTGCCATTGAGAAACCTAAGAACCTAACTTTCCAAGATGTATTGTTTGTAGTACCTACGAACGAGTCATTCGAGAAAGCATGGATTGAAGCAACTTCAGGTATCATCATCTAATGTCGGAAATTACTATACGCAATGTGAAACTCCTTGAGACTCTTAACAGTTTCAGTGATGAGTTCTTCTCGAAGGAAGAGTACAACCATCCTCCAAGTCAGATGTATAGTTCCGTAGAAGATATGAACAAGGGTGAGTACTACTGTGACAGAGAATATCTGGAAGAGTGTCTTGCCCTACCTGAGACTGTGGGTGTGCCGGTACGTCACTTTGCCCAACCAATCTCTAGGATGGTAAGAGAACATCCCAACAAAGAAGATTGGAAGGGTTTCATGGCGAAGGTCAAGTATGACTTCGCGGCAGAGATAGGTGCGCACACTAGTGCGTTACTATCTTACTACCCTCCCGGTGGGTTCGTGGGTTGGCACACTAATGCAGATGCTACAGCATATCAAGTACTATTTACTTGGTCAACTGGTAATGGTTACTTCCGTTACTACGACAAAGCAAATGATAAGATTGTAACTATACAGGACGTAGCAGGGTGGCAAGCACGTCACTACTACTTTGGCCCTGAGTATGAACCTGAGAATCATTGTTGGCATAGTGCCTATGCAGGAGATAACCGCATAACACTAGCATACAAGTTTCCCGGACATGGAAAACATGATCCTCGTGACCAACAGGCACGAGACTTACGCGATTTATTAATTGAGGAAATTGAAAGTGTTGATTAACAAACTATTACCAGAAGACCAGAAACGAGTTGTAAATGCGATCAAAGAGATATCAGACAGTATGACACGCATTGACGCAGAGAAGGACTTGATCAAAGACATTGTTCTGGTGACCTTCGAGAACCATGAGATCGACAAGAAGCATATTCGCAAACTTGCCGCTATATATCATAAAGCAAACATGGATGAAGTCCGTACTGAGTTCGATGACCTAGAGTCGTTGTACGAGACGTTATTCAGTAAGGAGAAGTAAGATGGGACATTATGATGAACAAAGAGATGAACCAATCTTATCGGCAGGGATCTCTGCTCAAGAGTTGGCAATGATGTCGCCCGGGATGGGGTCAGTTGATAAAGGTATGATCTATGCGCATACTAACTATAGTACTGATCCTGCCGCATTCAAGGTAACGATTCCGGCAACGGAATCAGGCACACCCCCTATTGAGTACAAGTTCAACGAAGGTAACCTGATAAACCAGTTCAGGAACTATATCGACTCCACCTATGATGCTCACTACTGTACCTCTGGTATTCAGTCTAGTGAAGTAATCATTGACCGTGGTCGTGGTATGGGTTTCTTCCTTGGTAATGTGGATAAGTATTCTTCTCGTTATGGCAACAAGGGTGAGGTGGCAGATCATCGTAAGGATCTTATGAAGGTATTACATTACGCATTACTCGCACTACATACCCACGACCTTGAAAATGATTAATGGCATATACCGACAACATCATGGTCTTCAACGGAGATTCATTTACCTATGGTGATGAACTAAAAGGATATGAGGACAATCAGCAAGATCCACATACCTTTGCGTATAAGTTAGCGCAGGATCACTTTGATAAGAAGTATCTGAATCTCGCAACAAATGGTTCATCGAACTCTAAGATCTTTCGAACGACCCTAGACTTCATACATAAGACTAACAAAGATATTGGTTTGTTGTGTATCATGTGGACGAACTGGGGTCGGTTCGAACTGTGCGAGAACTTCGCATTACCTTCTGATCAAGAGATCCTTATCCCCCAAGAATCTAACATGAACCAGATCATTCCTTCTCAGAGGTCAGGTAGTTTTCAATGGGACAACAAGGCAGAGGATGGTGGTCTGGAACGTGCTGAGATTCTAAAAGCATATACCGAGAATGTATTAACCATGCATACCCAGATAATGCAGGGGTTGACCTACATGGAACACATACAATGGTTGTGTGACTATATGGGTATCAAATTACTAATGGGTGTTGTGCATGGTGATATGTATCTGAACTACCTACATACTCTGAAGGGTGATGGGTACGAAGACTACAAGGTTGCAGTATCGACTAAGATGCGTAGACTGAGACATGAAAATCGTATCGGGTTAGGTCATTATCACGCATTGTGGAATATCTCAAAGGATAAATATACACTGAGACCTAATGGTCACGCAGACGAAGATGCCCATACAGACTTTGCAGAAATGCTTTTTTCAATAACAGAAGAGAAGAACTTTATTAATGCTATTAACTAATGGTTGCAGTTTCGTCTGGGGAGATGAACTAGAAGGTTACGATGACAGTCCTCCCTCGCACGGACATCTAACCTTCACTGCTATTCTGGCAGGTCATTTGGGTGTTCCTTATATGAACCTTGCCACCTGTGGTGGATGTAACCAGAAGATCTTTCGTGATACAGTAGACTGGTTATCAAAAGAAGAGAAACCTAGTCACGTTGTTGTGATCTGGTCTGCATGGCAACGCGATGAAGTAGCAGAGAATCATCCTGTTGGTTATGAGCAAGAGATGAAGATCAAACGATATGAATGTATGACTCAGATCTCTCCTTCGCGTACCAACAGCGTTAAACCAGAATTGTTTGATCTACTAGAACAATACTATGATGTGCATGATACTATCCGTACAGGGATGATAAGAACATTAACATATATGACGGCACTACAGACTATGTGTGATGCTATGGACATTAAGTTAGTGCAGGGAGTGTTTCACGAAAGGATGTGGCAGAACTATCTCGACTTTATGAAACCTCGATACAGTAAGTCTAAAGAACCTTGGACTGAGTGGATGAATCATATCCAAAGAGAGATAGAAGGATTACACGACAGGTGTAGATTAGGATTAGGTCGATACAAAGATCTGTTCTCGCTAGGAAAAGAACAGTACCAGATTAAAGACCACGGTCACCCAGACGAAGACACGCAAGTTCACTATGCGGATCTATTACTACATATATTTAATACTCAATTCGAGGTCGAAGATGATTAATACCGAAGCATTACTTAATATGTTGAAAGAGGGTACCGTGCGTATCAAGTATGGTCACTGGAAGTCTGGTGAAGAACTTGTTTGTGATGCGACAACGAATCATAGTATACCATTCAAACAACACAAGGACAATGCTACTATTGTCGTGTACGATCTCGTTAATGATAAATGGGAAGACATTCGTGTTTCCACAATAAGTTCTTTCGAACCCCTATAATAAAGAAACTCCAAGTATAAGTCGCTTCTTGTATAAATAGATTTGTTAGTCTACTTTACAGGAATATACTTTGGAGTTTTTATCATTCATAGGAGACGTAGGTTTCCCTATAGCGTCTGCCTTGGCAGGAGGATTCTTCGTATTCCTCACCCTCAAGTTTATTCTTGCAGGTGTGCTTGATGACATTAAGACACAACGTATGTTTGCTATGGCACTTGATAATAGAATCAAGACCATGAACAATGAACTCGTTCGCATTGATGTTTTGATGTCACACGCGTTTCATATTAAACCAGACATGGATCGTATTGCCAGAGCAGACGGTCAGAAAGATGCGAGGAAAGATTAATGTCAGATATTGATAACTTAGGTTCTTTGTGGGTTGGTTACCACATCAAACAGAATGGTAAAGACTTTAGAGTTGGTGGTGACCAACAAACAACAACTGATGAGATACTAGGTCGGTTGTTTAACATAGGTGATACCTTCACAGTGAATGAAGAAGGTACCCTGATACATATAGGTAGCAAGACAGAATAATGGAAGAATTAGCAACCGCGATAGGGCAGTATGGTTTCCCGATAATTGCCGCAGGTGGTCTTGGATACTTCATATTATATATTTGGAGATGGGTGACTGAGGAAGTTGATCCAGTCATATCCGAATCTCATATGACATTAATTGCACTCATAGACAGAGTTAGAATGTTGGACAACGACTTGATCCGACTACAAACGAAACTCAATATGATACTGCAACAACAAGAAGAGAAAGGCGAGAGATATGATAAAGTTGGCACAGAACTTGCTTCTACTAGTGATACTAGTAACGATAGTACAGAAAGCGACAGCACAGGATAGTTACGAGTTTAACACTCCTACATTTAGTGGGATAGGATACTCTGCACACATCTTGACGCAAGAGCAGATGAAGCAAAGAAACAAAGAGACAGAAAGAGATCGGGAAGAATCACGACTAAGAGAAATAGAAAGAGATTTTGAGAATAGCAACTCACAACGTTTTCTAAACAACTTCGAGTCTAGAGTATATGCTCAGTTGTCTAAGCAGTTGGTTGAATCATTGTTTGGGGAAGATCCTCAGTCAGATGGTACATTCAACTTAGGGGATGATGTTGTAACGTACTCCAGTGATGGTGTTACTATTACATTGACTATTACTTCACCGGACGGTACTACTACTACGATAGTAATACCAGTAGGTGGGATATAATAAGTTATGGGAAAATTAGGGTTACTTCTGGTGGCAATAATGGCGAGTGGTTGTGCAACTTTGCATACCCCACCTAATGTCGATCCAGAGAATTATCAACCAGTAACACAGGAAAAGAGTAACTACTACTCTGATCCACCAGAACGAGGGAAGGTCTATGCGGCAGTATATAGTTATGCCGACTTGACTGGACAACGTGCGCAAGGGACGCAGACTCTCTCTACTGCCGTAACGCAGGGGGGAGCAAACTACCTCATTAGTGCTTTGTCAGACTATAGTGATAGATCATGGTTTAGAGTTGTAGAACGAACTGCTGTAGATAATATCCTTCGGGAAAGACAGATAGTAAGGTCAACGCGTCAAGCGGCAACTCTAGATACGAAACTTCCTGCGATGTTATATGCAGGAGTTATATTTGATGGTGGTATCATTGGTTATGATGCAAACGTACAGACAGGTGGTCAGGGAGCAAGAATCTTTGGTCTTGGGATGGCAGAAAAATATTCCCATCATCTTGTTACTGTATCATTGAGAGTCATTAGTGTAACAACTTCGGAGGTACTGCTTACTGTAATTACTGAGAAGAACATAGTTAGTTATGGAGATAATATTACTGGAATGAGATTCTTTGATCTCGATAGGGAAGTGCTTGAAATAGAGAATGGTATGAATGTCAACGAGGCATCATCATATGCCGTGCGCAAGGCGATAGAAAAGTCTGTTCACGATATTGTCCAACAGGGCATTAAACGTAATGTGTGGTAACGAGTACCGCACGAAGGAGAAATAAGATGAGAATGCAAAAAGGTATTCTCTTTGTTATGGGTTCATTGGTTATTGGTTTGGGGCACACACCCCTATACGCAGACCAATCAGTGTACATCGATCAGGTAGCAGGTGATAATCTGACTCTAACTATCAACCAGAATAGCGGTGACGGTAACAGTATCGGAGATCCAACCGCAGTTGGTGACTCGCAATACTTCGCGATAGACGGAGATAGTCAGACAATTACTGTAGATCAAATAGGTAGTAGCAATACGCTTACAGGCAGTATTTTATATACTGATACATTTGAGTTTGATTTGTCACAGACTGGTAGTACTAACACATTTGCTATTGAGCAAGAGGGCGGTAGTAACGGTTCTATTGTTGCAGACTTTGTTGGTAGCAATAACGATGTAATTATAGACGCAGGACTCGTAACTAGTTCTGAGTATATGAATTTGGACTTAGATGTTACTGGTGACTACAACGTGTTCGACTGGACTATCGATGCTGATGGTGTATTGAACAACGTTACCGTTGCAGGTGACTACAACGACTTCGAGATTGACCAGAATGGTTATGGTACTAGTATAGATTACCATGAAGTAATTATGAATATGGTCGGTGACAACAATGTGGTCGATATCATACAGGAAACTACATTAAATGCATCACATATTGACCTCGACCTCAGTGGTGATAATCAGGTTATTACTATTACTCAGTCTGACTAATGTCACATATGCGAGTATAGGTACTGTAACTGAACTAGAAGGAAGTGGGATTATAGCAAGGGAGAATTTAGAACTCCCTGCTGATCTCACTGCCTCCGTTGAGATGGATGATGAAATACAAACTGGGATGGGTTCTGTAGGAATTACCTTCGATGATGATACTCAGGTAATGATCGGAGAACACTCCGAACTGTACATTGATGATTTTGTATATGATCCTTCGGATGACTCAGGTTCACTGGGTCTTCTAGTAACGATGGGTACTGTTAAGTACACGTCTGGGGCACTCGCCCATGCCAATACAGATTCAGTAGATATCCAAACCCCCTCCGCATCCATTGCGGTGAGGGGTACCTCTTTCAGTATGACCGTAAACGAGATCGGAGATTCTCTTATCGTATTGCTTCCTAACTTAGATGGCACGGTAGGAGAGATCTCAGTCGATACGGCAGTCGGTCAGGTTATATTGAATAAAGCATTCCAGTTGACCCATGCTAAGAACAGAGAATTACCCCCATCTAAACCTATCATCATTAGTATTGATGCCAACATGATCAACAACCTAATGTTGATTTCGCCACCACCTGCACTTCAACAACAGATGATTGATGAGCAGACGGATGCCTTGTCCGAAGACTTACTAGATGATTCTTTCCTAGATGAGGATGAACTAGAAGAAGATGTACTGGAGTTCGATGAACTAGAGATCAATGAGTTACTGGTGGATCTACTTGCCAATGCTCTAACTGATCCTCTGGCAGAAGTAGAGGACGGACGAGAGACAGGGTTCAACCAAACGACTGGTGTATATACATTCATTACCGATGGTGGCAGTATAGGTCGCGTAGTCAGATACGGTAACTCTTCGGTAGTAGATATCAAATATGCAGTACCTAGTGGTAGTAGTATTAATCTCAGTCAACAAGATATAAGAGTTGAGATATATACTAATGACGAATCAGCAAATAATGTTAACATAACCCAAGACTGAGGCAATGACAATGAAGTTTTTGTGGAGTCCCTTATGGGCATTACTAACTACCATTCTTCTTTTCGGAATAAGTCAATCCAATCCTAAGTTCCTACAGATGGTCGAACTCAAGTGGTTTGACATTATGATGTTGGACGAACCAGTTCGATCAGATGAAACCGTGCTGATTAACATAGGCGAGGAATCGCTGATCAACCACGGACAGTTTCCCTTTCCGCGAAACGTATATGGAGATTTAATTGACCGTCTTCGACTTGCAGATGCAGGTGTCATTGTTTTCAATATGAGTTTCCCAGAGAAAGATCGGACAGGACAAGATGCTAAGTTCATTAGTGCCATGTCCCAAGGTGTTGTACTCTCTCACTTCCCAGACTGGAGACCAAGACGGTCAGTCTACACAACTGGCATTGCTGAGATAGGAGAACGTGCAGGACAGTTCGTTCCTCAGTACCGTGGCATTATCGGTAACCTACCAGAGTACGAGAAGTCTGCGTCTGGTATTGGTCTTGCCAATACGCTACCAGAGATCGATGGTGTGGTACGGAGACTACCTTTGGTGTCCGAGTCCAATGAGATCCTCTATCCCAGTATCCTACTAGAGATTATGAAAGTCTACTCAGGCACCAACACATACTCAATCAAGAGTAATGTCGCAGGTATCCAAGCAATCAAGGTACGCAAGTTCAAGAAGATCTTGACGAGTCCAGACGGACAGATCTGGATCAATCCTAACATTACCCACGAAACATATGAAATGGATGATGCATTTACTGGTCTTGCAGGTAAAACGGTGTTTGTTGGCGTAACTGCTAACGGACTCGCAAACCCTGTACCTACCGCCAATGGAGGTCGCTACGCGCACGAGGTTACGGCCTCAGCGTATTCAAGTTTAAGGATGGGGTATGACATCAACCAACCGTACTATAGTGACTTTGTTCGTGACTATTCTGTTCTAGTCATTGGATTGCTGATAGTATTACTGTCGTGGTTTAGATTTGGTGGTCTGGCAGTACTATTAATACCAATATCCGTTGTATATGCAACTCAGGCAGACTTCCTCTATAGTCCTATCAATGGCGCATTGTTCGGTCTATTGGTTGCACTCCATGTATATGGTGTTAAGTACGTCCAAGAGTTCATGGCAAAGATGCAGATCAAGAAACAGTTCGGGACATACCTGTCGCCTGATATGGTAATGATGCTACAGAAAGATCCTACCCTATTAAAACTTGGGGGTGAGAGAAAGGAGATGACTTTTCTCTTTATGGACATTGTGGGGTTCACTCCTATCAGTGAGTACTACAAGAACAACGATGATCCCGAAGGTCTGGTGTTACTAGTCAATGAGTTCCTAGATGCAATGACACAGATCATCCTGAACAATGGTGGCACCATCGACAAATATATGGGCGATTGTATAATGGCATTCTGGAATGCTCCGTTGCCGTGTGCTAACCACGCAGAGATGGCAGTCAAGTCTGCAATAGAAATAGAGAGTAAGACGAATGAACTTAAAGCAGTTTACAAAGAAAGAGGTCTTCCAGATATCAACGTTGGGACTGGTGTTAATACCGGCAATTGTATTGTTGGCAATATGGGCAGTGATTCTAGATTCGACTATTCGGTTATTGGGGATGCCGTTAACCTTGCGGCAAGACTCGAAGCAACTGCCGCACGACACGAGTATCTAGAGTATAAGACTATTATAAGTAGTATGACTAAAGACCAGTTACCCAAAGACTTCCCTACAACTAAGATAGGGGAGATCACAGTCAAAGGCAAGGAAGATGTAATCACCATCTACTCGCCATACTAATCCCACTACCTTGGGATGCAACCTGAGTATGTTCCCAAACTGCTCCCCTTCAAAGAAACTTCTTGACAGATCCTCACTTCCGTGTTATAATAAGTCTAATGTCCCGACCCCAGAGTATATACCTTAAAGTTATAAATATACTTACCCTTATGACAAAGTGGTCTAAATTAACGCTTGACATTCGACCATAACTATGGGATAATAGTAACTGGAATCGAGGAGAAGAAGATGTTTATATTACAATTAATAGGATCGGCACTCATAGTAAGTATCGTATGTTATGTTGGTATCTATGGTAGCATAATTGCTGTAGAAGATAATGACGTTCGCAAGAAACAGTACCGCGCAGGTACACACGACTACTACGGTAATGAGATACAAAGTGACCAAGATTCTTGATCTGGTCACCGGAAAGACTTGCTTTTATTATGAATGTATGAGATAATAGTACCCTATTGAGATGAGAGAGAAGATGATGAGTGTAGAGAAAACTGTGACAATCACCACCCCCCAGAGGCAACTGACGAATGCCGAAGCAATTGCGATGTTCCGCAACCGCAAAGCACCGATAGTGGTGTATGTATTGCGAAACGTTGTCAACGATCAGTTGATCAACTGTAAACCATTCGACACTATGGTCGATGCTCTTAACTATCGTATGACTTATCTTGAGCGTGATGTTGCTTGGGTTGACCAAATGGAGGTGAAGTAATGAAGTATGTTGTACAGACACAAATTCGTGAGAACTATGGTGCCCACGACTGGGACAGTCATAAGGGTGTATGCCCACAGTACTGGAAGTACAAGGGTGGCAACACCTATATATTCCCTGATGTGTCTATTGCTGTCGCATCCAATAAAGATGATGAGTTCTATACTATCATCCAAAACAACCTTACCTCTGCTGATGATTACTATGAAGAGTACATCGTTGGCGAGGAACTCGTCGATGATTCGGATACCACACCTATTTGTGAGGACTGGGAAACACCCATCATATGTAATATAGTTAACGGTGCTATCCACTGCACTACTGACTCTACTCCTCAACATCGTCTCTGGTCTGAAGATGCTAGGAAGAAAGAGACCTTTGTTATGCTTAAAGGTGTCAAAGAAGATTACACTCTACGTTATCATCTTCTTGATGGTAGAGTACTTAACTGGAAAGGAGGAGAAATATGTCTCGCGGCATAAACGATGTAACCCCTGCTGAGTGGGATGCTGTAGCACCCAGACAGCACCGTGATCACAATGCGATCATACTAAAGGAGACCACTGACTGGTCGAACCTTGATTACACCCCTCAGAACCACACCTATGCTATCAACCAGTACACTGGTAAGTTAGTCGCTATGTGGTCAGAGAAAACAGGTGAGTTCAAACGATTCACCAAACCCTTGTCGTTCAGTAAGTCCAAACGTACCTTCGATAAGATAACCCATAGTGCGGCAAAACCGTACCGAGAACAGGTAGAAGCAGAATGACACAAGTTATTACACTAGACATGGATCAGGTAGATCTGGTTGTTGCCAAGGAAATGGTATTATTAATTAAGTACTTCACGCGAGATCTAGAATCACTTCGAGCAGGTAAGAAGGTTCTGCCAACCTTTGACTCAGATCCCGACTTGGAAGCAGTTCACATACAAGAACACTTAGATGCGTTTAAACTTGTACTTGAGTGGGTAGGTGATCCAAAGGTGCTTGAAGAGCAACAGGCAGATATGTTGAATAGCGAACGACTTGGAGAGTTACTTAATGGATGATAAGATGTTTTTAAAGATGATTGACGAAGAAATTACTGCGTTGACTCTTGAGATTAAAGACTGTGTTGATTCTCTGATAGCAGTGAAAGGTCTTCAGATAGGAACCCTTCAGAAACTAAGGGCACGAGTAATCGAACTACAGGTGGAGTCTGCCCCAGTTTATGGTCAAATTTTAGGTCACGGCATATGAAGCACGGTAATATGACGTGTTACCCTTCGGGGCGTAAGAAGTCCTACAATGCTTGGTCTACCAAGAAGAAGAAGGTAGAGTGGAAAGACTCCGTTCTACCTGCGTCTACCAACTTTGTACGCGACACAAAACACTACCCAAGTGTTTCTAATAATGTACAATGTACAGTTAATGAAA